AGAAATAGCTTTGAGGTGTTCCGAGATTGGGCATTATCAAACGGTTATTCTGACAGTCTTCAAATTGATAGGATTGATAACTCAAAGGGATACTCACCAACAAATTGCAGGTGGGTAACAAGCAAGCAGAACGCCTATAATAGAAGGAACTCCATTCAATTCGGGAATTGGGTTTCAACTTCCGATGTTGCCAAAAAGCTTGGTATGAGTCGCCAGGGAATACGATACAGAATTAAGTCAATGGGCCTCAGCACACCACAGGCCGCCAATATGCCAAAGCTTTTCGGAGGTAACTGCAAGTTTTTTAGAAAGTCCCAGATGGGAAAGTGGGTGGAGGAATGATCTACTACCTCACCAAGTTTACGCGCCATAAATCCAGAAGCAAGCGCAATGGATTCATCTATCTCAACAAGACTTGGTGGGGTGCCAGATCAAAGACCCGCGCTGAAGCCTTCTTAAAACATGTCGCGGAAACTTACGGGGTGCGCGGTAGGCTGATCAAAGTGAAAGAGTGAAAGTGAAACCAACTTTCCGATGGAATAGAGTGGCGGGAGAACCGACGACATGCGTAGTTGTATTCGCATTCATTGAACACCATCGGGATTAACCTTATGCCTGACTCACTAGAACAATACTTCAGCGACCGACTGCTTGCGCCGGTGCGTGAGTGGCAGAAGGAGTCCGATACGAACAAGGCGTTCTATTTGGGTGAGAAAACTTTCGAGTATGTTAAAACCATGACGGGCGATGAACCCATTCGATGCTGGTTTTGTGACGAACGAACTGATTATTGTCAGTGTGAAGATGGGCTATGACTGTTACCCGCCGCTACAATTTAGTCTGGGAGGACATGGACGATCTACAGATCGAAATGAGCTGCGTGCGCAAGGGCGGCAAGTGGAAGATGGCGGATGGGAAGGAGTATGGCAACGGTCTATTTGAGCACTTTCGCCGTATGCAAAACCTCCTGTGGCCCGACGAGGATGACCACCGATGGAGTAACTTGATGCTCTCCACGATTCTAACCAATCGGATTACCGTGGTGGCAGGCGCGAAGGACAGTGGCAAGACTCACACAATGTCCAAGTTCGCGCTGACTGATTATTTCTGTTTTCCGCAAGAGACTTTAACCATGATGTCATCCACTGACATTAGAGGACTTGAATTGCGGGTATGGGGAGATGTCAAGGACTTATTCGACAGAGCTAGAGAACGCTTCCCTTATCTTCCCGGCAACGTAGTGGACGCCAAGCACGGTATTTTCACCGACGCTCTTGATGACACGGGCGACGTGCGAGATATGCGGAAGGGAATTCTGTGCATCCCGTGCATTGGAAGCTCTGGTGAATTTGTGGGCATATCGAAGTTCGTTGGGGTAAAGCAAAAGCGCAGACGCTTATTGGGTGATGAAGTACAATTTATGCAGCAATCCTACTTGGATAGCATGGCTAATCTTGATAAGGGACAATTCCTTGGGTGCTTTGTTGGCAACCCGATAGGCAACGGCGATCCCCTTGATAAACTGAGTGAGCCGATGATCGGTTGGGATGCTCTCGGGGAAGTCACCAAGACGATGACTTGGAAAAACAAGTTCGGTGGCACCACGATTAATTTCGTTGGCGTGGATTCCCCGAACTTTGATCAAGACAAGCCCAAGAGCTATCCCTACCTAATTGACAAAACAGACGTGGAGCGCATTGGCGAACGCTACGGCAAAGATTCTGCACTATTTTGGAGTCAGATCATGGGAGTGCGCAAGGCTGGTATCAATGCTCACCGTGTTCTTACGATGGATATGTGCAGGAAGTATGGAGCATTTGATTCCTGCGTGTGGAGTGGTTCAGATACCGTGAAGGTGTTCGGGATAGACGCGGGCTATGGTGGTGATTTGTGCGTTGGAATTTGCGGCGAGTTTGGAGCCGATATTACTGGAGGAACGGTTCTCAAGTTCCATGAACCCGTGGTAATTCCCGTGCGCCTCAGTGCGCCTGAGATTGTCGAGGATCAGATTGCCACTTTTGCTAAAGGTGAATGCCTGCGAATGGGAATTCCCGATGAGCACGTTTATATCGAGGCGGGTATGCGTGCGACTCTTGCTGTGTCATTTAGCCGTATCATGTCTCCAAGAATCAACGCTGTGAACTTCGGCGGGGCGGCAACTGAAAGGCCTGTCAGCAACGACTTGTTTATCTTCGATGAACGCACCGGACAACGGAGGCACAAGAAAGCCAATGAGCATTACAGCAAATACGTGACGCAGCTTTGGTTTTCAGTTCGTGCAGCGGTAGAGTCAAAACAAGTTCGTGATTTACCAAAGAAAGTAGCGGAAGAATTTTGCATGAGGGAGTGGTACATGGTGCACGGAGACAGATATGAACTGGAAACCAAAATTGAATGCAAAGAACGGATCGGTGTGTCTCCAAACTACGCCGATGCGTGCGCGGTATGCTTGGAAGGCGCATTGCGATTAGGGTTTCAGATCGAGCGGCTGAAAGTCGAGACACCAGATCAGATGAGCGACAATTCATGGCTTGACAAAGCTTTAAAAGAAGAACGAGATAAGCGCAGTAAGTATCAGTTAACCTACAATCATTAAAATGGATCGACACACATTTCCAAATGGAGGATGGCAATTCAGACAAGCTGCCACCGGATGGTCTAATCCGATGCCGATGGCTCTTACCTTCGACGCAACGGTGGAAGCCATAATAAAGCACCGCCTCAAGAACCCTGCTATCACCAAACAGCACAAACTCTCAACCTCCTTCGACGAGGTTGCTGTAGAACTCGAAAAGTTCACCATGCGAAGATTGGGAATGGTAGAAAGCCCAAAAATTTCGCCTCTGCGGGGAGTAATGCGCCGCGCAGGGGCCGTTGTTGCGGGCATTAACCGATTAGGAGTTGGAGCACAGAATCTATTGGCTTGGTCGGAGAATGGAAAAGTAGTCCCCCGAGAAGTAGCCGACGCTCGCGCACTAATCTGCACGGCAGGTGCTCCAGGTAACACCCGTTGCCCCATGAACGGAACGGGCGATTGGAAAACCTTGTTTACGGAGCCAGCAGCGGAACTGATCAAGAACCAGTTGGCCGCCAAGAACTCGATGCAGTTGCAAACCAAGTATGACGCCAACTTGGGAGTCTGCGAAGCGTGCGCGTGTCCGTTGCAGTTGAAGGTTTGGGCACCGCTTGAATACGCGCTTCGCAAGATGAGCAAGGAAACGAAAGAGAAGCTGCCTGAGTGGTGCTGGATGAAAACGGGGGGTGGGAAGTGAGATTCTGTTATGCGATTGTTACATGCCTATCAAATCACGGGATACAAACACCTGAACAAGCGCGAAGCAAAATACTATCTGGAAAGCTTTTCCCAAATTCCCATCGAATGTTTGGGCCTAAAAGTTTCAAAGAATTATGCAAAGCGTTGGGGATAGATAAATCTGGTGCAAACGGCTAAACAAACATGTTGGATGCTCGACGACTCCGTATTACCCGAGATGCGCCCACATATCCCCGTGACGTTGATAGCGATTGACACAGGGCCAAAGGCGAAGTTGACCGAACATGCGATTATCGAATGCGAGAAAGTGGCGACGTATGATGCAATTAAATTCCTTACCAACGACACGAGCCTTAAACACGCCGTCGCTGTGCCCAAATTCGACGGTCTTGGGGGTTACAGTGAATTTGTCATTAAACAACTACATTCCTATGTGGAAACTTCCCACTGTCTACTTGTCCAATGGGATGGGTACGTGCTTAACCCTAACTCATGGCTCCCACAATTCTTGGACTTTGATTACATCGGAGCACCCTGGCACGGAAACATAGTAGGCAACGGAGGCTTCTCACTGCGAAGCCGAAAACTCCTGAAGGCAACCGCACGTTTTACAGATCCCGCGCACCCCGAGGATAACTTTATTTGCCGGAAGCATCGGATGGAGTTGGAACGTGACGGGATAAAGTTCGCACCCGCAGACCTTGCACGTCAGTTTTCCATCGAAGCGGCGAGCTATGCGCTCAAAGAGAACACTTGGACGAGTGACGGGCGTGGGTGGAACGGTCAGTTTGGTTTTCATTCCTATTTGACTCCCCTTAGCACCCTGCGTAATCGTCCTCTGGTTTTTCATCATAGTGGCGATGCGGGAGACATAATCTATGCACTAGCGGCAATGAAAGCAATGGGCGGAGGCGTGATGTTTATAAGTCCCGATTGCCGATTTCCCTATCCCAGACAGCCAAATATGTGTCAGTCAATGGGAAACGGGAATGTAGATCCGCTAGTTCCACTGCTCAGGCAGCAGGAATATGTTTGGGATTGCCGGTTTACGCAGTCAATGCCGGCGTCAACAGATGTCGATTTTAACGCTTTCAGGGATTTCTACCGACAGCACAGGCCGGAGAATTTCTTTTCCTTGTTCCGATTGCAACTTTTAGCGTGCGGTGTCGATTACCCTGAATCCGATACGTGGCTTACTATTGATGGGTCAATAATAACACCCGGTAAGAAGATAATCGTAAACAGAACTGCACGATTCCATAATGAAAGATTTCAATGGTCCGGACTCATAGCACAGCACGGACATCAAATGGAGTTTGTTGGGCTTGAGACTGAGTACGTAGAATTTTGCAAGCTCCAACCAGCGATCAGGATTCCGTGGCATCGGACTTCTAATTTCCTAGAGCTGGCTAAAGTAATCAATGGAAGCAGTGTCTTTATAGGTAATCAAAGTAGTGCTTTAGCTATTGCTCTCGGGCTTGGTAAGAATGTGATCGTCGAGGAATGGGTTTCCAATCCAAATTGTAGACTAAAAAGGAAAAACGCGATCTACGTTAAAAACGGAACATTTTCAATACCTAGGGAATGGTTATGAAAAAACACGCGGTCGAATTAGGGATGAAATTCGGAAGGCTCACAGTTGTTAGGCTCTCTAAAAAAAGGGGAGTTAGGAACAGGAAAATTTACGCATGTCGGTGCGAGTGCGGGAATGTAAAAGATGTTCCAAGAAACAGTCTCGCAAGCGGAAATACACGATCATGCGGTTGTCTTTTTGTGGAACGATCGCTCGAAGGAAATACAACCCACGGGTTATCTCACAGCCCCATTTACAAAACATGGGTTGAAATGCATAGAAGGTGCCGAACCACGGATCCCAAAACATCCACGCACTATTTAAATAGAGGAATAACCGTCTGTTCGGAGTGGAAGGATTTCAAAACATTCCATTACGACATGATTGGCACATGGAAACCCGGATTGAGCATTGATAGAAAAAATAATAATCTTGGCTATTCAAAATCAAATTGCCGATGGGCTTCGTTTAAAGAACAGATGAGAAACATGTCTAGAAACAGGCTTATTGAGCACGATGGAAAAATTAAGACAGCGAGTGAGTGGGCTGAAATTTATGGCATGAAAGCTAATACTTTATTTGGTCGATTGTACCGAGGAAGGTCAGTTGATGCATCGCTCACAACACCTGTAAGGCATAAGCATGAAACCTGCGTTGTGTTATAATTATCCCGTTTATGGAGGAGATCATGACGATTACGCAATCCGATTTGCTTTAAGCTACGCAGCTTTCCCGCCAGAGATAGAACATGACACATTTATCATTTGCAACGGTGGGAAATTAAATTCAAGGATGCAAAACATCATTGAATGCATTGGGACATTTCCAAATCCCAGGTACATTGAAAGGGAAAGCAATGATGGCCAGGACATAGGTGGGTATCAATATGCATCCATGTTTCTCGACTATCCCGCTGTAATGTATTTCGGGGGTCCATCACACTTCAAGCGTGCTGGTTGGTTTAAAAGAATTATGGAAGTATGGGATCGGCAAGGACCATCAATGCTAGGCACTATGGCATCCTTCCTTCAGCGACCACATTTGCAAACCACGGGCTTCCTAACCGCCCCTGAGTTTATTAGGAAGTGGGGAAAGCCGGTAACTACTCGCAAAGAACGCTACAACTTCGAATGGGGATGGGGTGCGCTCTGGCGCAAGGTTGTTACATGGAAGATGCCCGCGATGCTCGTAACGTGGGATGGAGAGTATGCGCCGAAAGATTGGCGCAAGCCTGCCAACTGCCTGTGGCGTGGCGACCGAAGCAATTGTCTGACGTATTTCCGGCATTCGGATACCTATGACGATGCTAGCGTTCAGGAAAGACAGAGGCTATCCCGATTGGCTGACGGGCTAGAAAACGACAAGCCTGAACAGATTAGGAGCAGGCAGGAGATTGAATTGGCATCGCGATAGTCATGAACAATTTCAGGTGACACAACAGCAAATCAGACGTATAACCAAGCAATGGCGACTCTGCCACATATTCTAACCACCACATGAATACAGTTATCTATCACTCTGCCGACTACGACGGCATTTTCTGCCGTGAAATTGCAAAGAAGTTTCTGCCCGATGCCGAACTGATTGGCTGGAACTTTGGAGATCCAAGGATTCCTCTACCGACAGGAAATGGGCACCAAACATACATTCTGGATTTGTCT